CTCCTCAATTAAGTGGTGGTTTTGGTGGACGTGCAGGCGGTGGAGCGGTATCCGCAAATCAGCCCTACATGGTGGGTGAATCAGGTCGTGAAATGTTCGTGCCACGTTCGGCAGGCAACATCATCCCTAACCACGCTATGCCTAACGGTGGTGGCGGTGGCGGTATTACAGTCATCAACAACGTAACGGTCAACACGCAAGGCGGAGGCAAGGGCGATAATCAAGGCTTGGCAGAAGCAGGGAAGGCGATTAGTGAAATGATTGAAATGAAGGTTAGACAAGTCCTTAAGACGGAAAGCCGTCAAGGCGGAATGTTACAGAGAGGGTTTGCTTAGATGCCTTCAACCCTCACCTTGCCAGTAACTCCTAGTCAAAGTGGATACACCGAAGAAACAGCGTACCGTGTGCAAACCGCCAAGTTTGGCGACGGCTACGAGCAAAGGGTAGCAGACGGCATCAACTTTAAGATTCTAAACGTGACGTTGACGTGTGCCGTATTGACGGCGACAGAAAAGAACGATCTTGTCGACGACTTAAACGGATACGGTGGGGTTGAATCCTTTTACTACACGCTCCCTAGCGAAGCGTCTGCTCGTTTATGGGTGTGTCAAGACCCGATACAGGTTACAGGCACGGATGCAAACTTGTGGAATGTCACCTTTAAGCTTAGGGAGGTGTTTGACCTTGCTTGATGCTCAACTCCCTAGCTTTGGCTCTGTTGTCACCCTGTACCAAATCGACACGGCTATTTATGGCGGTGGGATTATTTACCTAAGCCCTTCATGCCACGAAAACCGTACAAACATTGTCTTTAATGGCAACACTTACACGGCGTTTCCTATTGATGCTCAAGGCTTCGAGATTGAAAGCGGAAAGGCTCCACGCCCGACGTTTATTGTGTCGAACTTGCAAGCGTTGCTAGTGGGTGGCATCAACGAATACAGGGGCTTACAGAATTGTAAGTTTACCCGAATCCGTGTGCGACGGAATGAACTTGACGACATCACCCCCACAATTACAGACGAGTTCGTGAACTATGATACGTTTTACATTAATCAAATTACAAGCCAAACAAGCGTCGCTATTGAGTTCGAGCTAATAACCGCAATGGAGCTAGCAAACCGTCAGCAGTTCCCTAAAAACCAAATGGTGAACTATTGCAATCACATCTATCGCCGTTGGAATGCGGATACGTCCAGCTTTGTCATCGCCGATGTCAACCCTTGCCCTTACGCAGGGACGCAATACTTCGACGAGTTTAACGAAGTCACCACGCAAGCCCTAGACCGTTGCAGTAAGACGGTAGGCGGTTGTGAGGCACGTTTTAAAACGGCGGTTCCCTTTAATGGGTTCCCTAATTTTAGCGAGGCGTAACCATGTTTAACGATGCAGACCGTCAACACGTCACCATGCAACTTATGGCACGATCCGCCGATGATTTAAAGAACGAGCATTTATTCGCCAAAATCGGCGACGTGTGGCATTTGGTAAAAGTAGGTAATGAGGAGTTTGTAGACGGCTCTATGATTGAAGGGGCGGAGGCTTACTTGCACACGCACCCGATACCGTCGCATGAGCCTTTAGTGCCGTCGATGCTTGATATGCAGATGTTTGCTTCTAGTGATAAGCCACAGGGGATAATGAACTATTGCAGTCATAGCGACGTGGTGAAGCCGACGTTTTGGCATTCGTCCATTCAGGCGACAGAGGAAAGCTTGCTAGGGCGTTCGTATCGCTGGGGCGATTATGGAAGCGACGGAAAAGGCGATTGCTTTGCGATTATCGCCGATTGGTATAGACTCAATAAAGGTTATGAGTTCCCGATTATTCCACGAGATTTTTACGATAAAAATGGCTACTATTATACACTTAATCACCAAGGGCTTTGCGAGATTAAAGCACTGGACAGCCCTTTAGAGATTGGCGACTTGATTGTCATTCGCTTAGGTCGTCATGGGGAACACGCAGGCGTTTATGTAGGCAACAGCGTAATGCTTCATCATCCTATGAACGGAGTAAGTCGTTTAACGCCAGTCCACGCTAGCATGGAACGCTTGCACATGCTTTTAAAGGTTACAATGTAAGGGGAGGGCGTCAAATGCTTGTGTCGGTTGTTTTACATGGAAAATTAAAGACCCTTTCCCCTAATCCCCTGCGGATAAATGCGGAAACCGCTCAACAAGTGGTTTCCTTTCTTTTACGGACATTTAAAGGGATGCGTCAAATGTTAAAGCGTGGCTGGTATCGATTCAGTCTAACGGATGACGGTAGAAGCCGTTTGCTTTCAGAAGATTCACGCTTTGATGTAAGCTTGCCCGATGGCGTCGATACGATTCACCTTGTGCCAGTCGAGGGTGTTTATGGGAAGAAGTTTATCGGCATTATTGCAGGCGTGTTGCTAATTGGGGCAGGGATTGCTCTCACGTTTATGACTGGAGGCTTAGGATCCTTGTCAGGTACTCAATTGGCAAGTATCGGCGTTGGTTTAATTGTAGGGGGTGCTACGTCCGTTCTAGGGGGTATTGTGACGCTATTCACACCCACACCCAAAGTAGGCGACCTCCAGCAAGGGGACAATCCAGCGGATCGTCAAAGCACCCTTTTTACTGGTGCAACCAATCGGCTAGGTAAAGGCGTGGGTGTGCCTGTGGCTTATGGACGCTTCCATGTGGGAACGAATGTTATTAGCCAATCAATCACGACGGAAGAGGTGTTGTAATGGGTGGGTCAAGCAAACCACAATCGAGAACGCCTGTATCGTCGCCGATTGATTTACAGGCGAATAACGTCGCACGGATCCTTGAAGTCATTTCAGAGGGCGAGATAAAAGGCTTGGTCAACGGCTTAAACAGCGTCTACTTTAACGACACCCCCTTGCAAAATGCGAATGGGAGCTTTAACTTTCAAGGGGTAGAGTTTCAATCACGACTAGGTGAAGCAGACCAAACCGAAATACAAGGCTTTGGCGGTGTGGAAAGCTTAGTGAGTGTAGGCGTTAAGGTACTGCAAGCCTCCCCTGTGATTCGCACGATTACAAACCCCGATGCGGACTATGTGCGTATCAAAATTGCCGTGCCTGCCTTGCAATTTCAAGACACAAGCACTGGCGATGTATTAAGGCAAAGCGTCGCCTTTAAAATCGAAGTGAACGAGAGCGAAACAGGCTATAAGCAGTTTGGGCGTGTGTGGCAACGCATCAACCAAACGGCTGGTCAATGGTTGACATCCAACACGGCAAGAGGCTTTAGAGTGGTGCTTACCAAGCGTGTTGACAGTCCTAGCCAAGCGTACTTTTTAGATAATGTAGAAACGCCGTCATTGGTTTATAAGCTCATGCCTAGTGGCTCAAATGTAACTGAAAATTATAGCATTGAGCCGACAGGCTACACGGTTTATAATGCGACGCAAGGCTACAACGGCACGATCAACTTCATTAACCAAAACCTTAAAATGGAAAGTGGGGGGATCTCCACAAAATCACAATACGGCTTATGGTACAAGCTAGATGATGAAATTATCGGACTTGCAGAGGGGCAGTATCTCATCACGCCCCCTAGTGGGTGGACGGTATCAGAGGTTTACGAGCTGGTCAATAAAGACACTGTGATTTCAGGACGCACGGCCTCAACCTATGAACGTGAATACTTGGTATTGCTTCCTAAAGACAATGGGGGCAGTCCGTGGGATATAAAGGTGACAAGGGTAACAGACGACAGCAATAGCCCCTATTTGCAAAACGATTTATACTGGTCAGCGTATGCGGAAGGTGTGGAAACCAAGCTCACTTATGCGAATAGAGCCATTGCAGGCATTAAGATTGACGCTTCTCTATTTGGCAACAACCTCCCCAAGCGTGGCTATTTGATTGATGGCGTAAAGGTTAAAATCCCAAATACTTACGATCCGATTACACGGCTTTATGATGAATCCCTAGGCTATTGGAACGGCACATTCCAAACCGCTTGGACGAATAACCCTGTATGGGTGCTTTATGACATCCTCACAAACCAGCGGTATGGTGGCGGTCATTTTATCAGTGCGTCACAGATCGACAAGTACAGTTTTTATGAAGTGGCTAAATACTGCGATGAGTTGGTTCCTGTGGCAGGGCGTAAAGCTATGGAGCCACGGTATACGTTTAATTACTGGTTTGCGAATAACGAGAGCTTTTACGATATTGTCAACAAGGTGGCATCCGTGTTTCATGGCATGGTTTACAGTGCCAACGATGTTATTATTCTAACGGCGGATATGCCAAAAGACCCTGTAGCGGTGTTCTCACAAGCGAACGTCGTTAATTCGGATGGTGTGACGTTTCAGTATGCCACGGCATCCGTTGACACTACGTCGAGTGTGGCTCAAGTGCGGTGGAACGATCCTAGCAACCTTTACGAGCAAGCAACCGTCACTGTTGAAGACCCTTACTTGATTGAACTATTTGGCTATCAACAAGCAAGCGTCGCTTCCATTGGGTGTACGTCTGAAGGACAAGCCCGACGCTATGGGGCTTGGTTGTTAGACACTCAAAAGAATCAGTATCAAACCGTGGGTTTCACCACTGGTTTAGAGGGGGCGGAAATCACCATTGGGGACGTTATCGGGATCTACGACCCCAGTTTTCAAACCCTGCGTCAAAGTGGACGTTTAAAAGCTTTTTATGACGACATAGGCTCAACAGGCTATGAAGGAATCCGTTTAGACAGCAATGTGTTCTTTGATGCCTTGCAGACTTACACCATGTACGTTATGATGCGTGACGGCTCACTAAGGGAGCGTGTTATCAAGCCGTGTAATCAAAACGGCGTTGTTACTTATGGCAATGTGCAATATATCCGCTTTGATACCCCCTTAACCGTTAGTGTAGGGGATGAACCCGACCTAGACGACAACACGCCTGCGTTACATAGCATTTGGGGGGTCAATGCGTCCAACCTTGCCCCTCGAGAGTTCTACGTCATTGGCAAAAGAGAGCTTACGGATCAGGAGAAGTTTCAGTATGAAATATCCGCCATTGAATACGACCGCACTAAGTACGACCGCATCGAGCGTGGCATCGTCACAGGCAAGACTCCGACAACCTTAATCGGTCAGGAAGTTTACTTGCATAGCAATTTAAAGGGCGTAGGCTTTTTTGAAAACTTAGACGGCGTGCGAGTGAAGCGTTTATTGCTTACATGGACGGCATCGCCCGATCGACGCATCACACGGTATGCGGTTTATTGGAAGCTTCCCACTAGCGAGAATTACACCTATGCAGGCGAGACCGCAAGCTCCGTCTATGATTTAGCCATTATCGACAATCTCCTTGATATTAGAGTGGATGCCATTCAAGCCACAGCCAGCGAAAACAGAGCCATGGGAAGCGTTACCGCTACGATTGACTTTGCGGAAAACAACCTAGCCCCTGCGAATGTTCAAAACTTTAATTATAAAATCGTAGGGGGCGACCTCATCTTTACATGGGACGCCGTTTTAGACAATGATTTAGACGGCTACGAAATACGCTACACGCCAAACAAAACAAGCACGGCGTGGGATTTAACGCCTTTCTTGATATTCACTCAAGACACGACTTTGACAATCCCCTATCAGGACGGTACTTATTTCATTAAGGCAAAAGACTTTTACGGAGCCTATAGCACTATTGATGCAAGCCGTGTGACGTTTACAACACCAGATATTAACATCAACGTCGTAGAAACCATAGACGAACATCCCACCTTTGCAGGCACAAAAACAGGGTGTATTGTAATCCCTGACGGCTTGGTTATTGACGACCCCTTAGTGACGGATACCGCTTATTACGAGTTTGATAATTCAATCGACTTGGGCGATGTGTACGTTTCACGATTAACAGGCACGTTTGATTACATTATGGGCGATACCTCTTCATGGGTATCTTTCATGCCAAATATATCACTTGAGCCAACAATGGCAACAGTGGATAGCGACACAATCGCCGATGTCGTCGATTTCGCTTCTTTAACTAGCGTTCTTGATGTCGGCTTTATTGAATACACGCAGGGGATGCTTGAGCTTCAAGTGGCAACCTCCGCCGATAACGTCTCATTTGGAGCGTGGTCAACCTTAAACGCAGGGGATTATGAAGCGAGGGCGTTTAGATTCCGCCTTGTGATGCGTTCATTCTTGCAGTCTAAAATCCCTACGGTTACGATCTTAAGCGTTACTTGCGATATGCCCGACCGCTTAGAATCTGCCAATGCAGTAGACTTGCCAGCAGGCACAAGTACCATTACGTTTAGCGTACCGTTTAAGGCACGCCCTAACATACAGGTTACGCCGTTAAACTTTGCATCCAATGAATACTTAGAAATTACCAATGTCACAAGTTCATCCTTTGATGTCTATGTGCATCATGGCGGAGGTAGTCATACTCACTTAGTCGACTGGCTCGCACGAGGTTATGGAAAAGTATTATAATTCAGGAGGAGGTGTCTTAAATGCCACAAGCAGATTATACCGTTTCAGCGTCACAATCAGGGAGTGCTTATGCGTCGGACGTAAACGATGCGTTGCTTGCGATTCAAACCAACAATTCAGGAAGTACAGCTCCTAGTGATTTAGATGCTTTTATGGGCTGGGCGGATACCACCACGAACTTTTTTAAAACGAGGGACGCAGGAAACACCACTTGGTACACGCAGTTTCCTTTAAATAAAAACCTTTCCACTTATATTAACGAGTTGGTGCTAGTTCATGGCTTAGGTGGCACAGCTCCCTTAAAGAGTGGTGACGATTTAAACAGTGTCGATCAAACAGGTTTTTATCGAATCACGACAGGCACGGCAAATAACACTTACGGCAACGGCTCCGTGTTGGTTGTTAATCGTGGCAGTGGTGTTGTAGACCAGTTGATTTTGAGCATCACGGATTCAAAGCTTTACTTAAGAAACACCGCAAACAGTGGCTCATTATGGACGCTTAAGGCGACAATAGGCAGTGAAGACACAATGGCACTCCCCAACGGATACCTGAACGCCCCTGTTCCCACCTACGCTTCAGCTAGCCCAAAGCGAGTCAACTTCAACGGAGCCTTGACCGCAAGAACTCAAGACAACACAGCGAACATCACGCTTGCCAGTGCGAGCCGAAACCTTGACCTTGCCACCAATGGAGCCAACGGACTTGCCGACGGTTTAACGGTTGCCAACAACACATGGTATTACGTTTACGCCTATTCGGGTGGTTACGTCGCTTCTACGACAAACGGAGCCAGCACCTTGACGATTGCAACAGTCTCACAAAAGGTCGTGCAGTTGCCTTTGACGTTGAGAACCGACGGCTCGGCAAACATTCTGCCGTTTTATATGGTTTCTTGGGCGGGACGTAGTTCACATACACGTTATTCAACGCAATTAAATGGGGCTACAGCAGGTTTAACTAGCAGTCCGACTTTAATCGGTTTAGTTTCAAGCGGTACTTATTCTGCGTTTTCACTTGCTTCTTTTGTCCCACCACCGTCAACAGTAGCCACGTTATTTGGTTATGCAAGAGGTGGCGGTGCTGTTTTGTTTCGCCCAACAGGGGCTACAAACGAATACATCTATGATATAGCTGGGGCGGTACAGTCAAGAGAATTAACTGTCCTCACTAATAGCAGTCAAAGTATTGATGCACGAGTCACAATCAGTGGGGTTGACCTAGCCGTTTTAGGCTACACAATCAACTTATAAGGATTTCATTATGCCGTTTTACGCATTTACTCATTTCAATGAAGACAACGCCACCTACACAGGCTTTCGCATGGTGGAAGCCGACTGGGAACTAGGCGAAAACGAAACGCTGGTTGAAGCGGATTCCCTTGATGGTTACAGTGAGGCAATCCCCACTTTACCAAAGTCGCCACAAGACAAGCTCCGTGAACTTACGGCTTTTATGAGTAGTTTAGATATTCCTACACAAGCTTCTTATATTGCCGTTTCAGGTTATGTTGAGACTGCATTGAATGCAGGCAATGTATCCCTCGCTGACTTTTTAATAGATGGAGTACCCACAACCGACCCAGACCCACTAATACAAGCTTCAAAAGAACAATTGAAATCAGCTATATTAGCTATCTTGAGGTCATAAAATGGTATCAAGTTCCAACATCACCCCAATCTCGAACATAGACGTATATCGTGGGGACACGGCGTTAATGCAGTTGAGGGCCACGGCGACGACCGCACAGTCGCAGGGCGTGTTTGGCTTTGTTGAAAAAGAGTTACCTATTGAGTGGGTTGAGGTGGGCGTGTAATGGATCTGTCTAAATTGCTTTCATCAATGGACTTGGCACAATGCCTTTTAACCCTAGCCACCGTTGCATTATGGGTGCGTGTTGACAAGCAACGTGTCGACTGCCTCAAGGAGAGTAAGGAATACCTGCTTGAACTCGTCTCTGTTAAATCAGAATTGAATTACCTTAAAGGATTGCTACAAGGGAAAAGCCATGCGGAAGGAGTCCACCATGCGGAAATGGAAGTCCACCATACGCCTTAGCCTGCTATGCTTAATTGCGTGGCTCGACGGCTTGATGCTCATTGTATGGGATAACTGCGAAGTTGACGGCGTGACGGTGGAAGCCGTGCCTTATACACATTTAGACAGAGAGATGTTAGAAGAAGTTTACACAATAGAGGAGGACTAGGTTATGTCGTTTATTGATAAAATCAAGGGATTTATTGAAATCTCAAGAGTGGGTAAATTGTTTGGTACGATTGTTTACTTGGTACGTCAACACTTAGACACCGACGGCGACGGCGTGGTTGAAGCCGACGAGATTTTAAAAGCCATTCCTGCCAACATGCTAGGGTTTTTCTTGCCTGCCGTTGTTACTAAATGGTTGCCTACGATTATTGAAATTGTAATTGACTTTCAAAAGTCAGCTAAAAAAGCTTGAGTGTAGAGAGAAAGCAAAAGTCAGGGGCTTTCCCATAAGCCCCTTTTCTTTAGGAGGATGTTATGCCGTTTTTTGTATGGCTAGGAGCGATGATTCTT